GAGAATCCGTTACGCTTCAATACTGCTCCAACAAAATCAGCAGCGTCACCATCATCTTCCTCCGCCATCACCGGTGCCACTAGCACCGCCATTGCGATTAGTATTGCTTTCATGTAAAAAGTCTTTATGAAAACCACGCACATGTCAATCAAGAAGTTGTCTTGCCGCCAGATTGGCGCGGTTGGCGTGGCTAGGGTTGCCGGTGCCTTGTTCCGCAATGGATACAGCGTGCTTACCCCGATGGAGGATTTTGCTGGGTATGACTTGGTGGCGGAAAAGAACGGAAAATTCATACGCATCCAGGTTAAGACCACGACAAAAACCGAGGGCGATAAGCTTTATTATCGCTTTATGACAAGCGCGGGATCTGCTAGTAAATCAGCCTATACGAAATCAATGGTTGACGTTTTGATTTGTTGGGCCATGGACGAGGACTTATTTTGGATTGTTAAACCAAGTGATTGCAAGGGACCAACCAAGAAACTATACCCAAAAACAGGATCATCATGGCGAATCATAAGCGATCTTTAAACGAGTCCATCAAGGCTTGGCGCACCTTTGAGGAGGCGTTAAAAAACTTGGAAGGATTTGATGCCTGCGCCAAATGGGTTATTGACCATCCCGAAATCTGCAAGAAACTATCCGGTTCAGGACTGATGGCCGTGATGAAAGAAGACCTAAAAAAGAAGCTTGACTGATATTTGACACTTCCCCTAGCGTGGGGCATGGCGATCAATTCACGGCGTAAGGGTGCGGCAGGCGAGCGTGAGCTTGCCAATTATTTGCGAGAACAAGGCTGGCAGAAGGCTAGACGCACCCAGCAGTATGCTGGCAATCCAGAGGGCGGTAGCGGGGATGTGGTTTGCGACAATTTCCCATTCCACATTGAGGGCAAGCGTTGCCAGCAGATTAAACCAGAACAGTGGATGGCGCAGGCAAAGAAAGACTGCCCAGCCGACAAAATCCCATCCGTATTCTTTCGGCGCAACGGAGAGAAGAAGTGGCTTGTCATCCTCCAGGCCGATGATGTTTGCGAGATCGCTCGCCATATAGCACCGCCAAACTTAAAGATTGACCTGGTTTATCCTCCGCAATACACCAACACCGTGGCGCAGGGAATTTCAATACCTTCACCTCAACTAAACCAACAACCAACCATCAATAAAGGAGACATGCAATGAGTCTAACCATCAGCGCAACTGAATCGAACAACAAAGAACGCCAACTTCCAGAAGCTGGAGCCACCATCGGGGTGTGCTTTAGCATTGTGGATCTTGGCCATCAGAAGACCAACTGGGACGGCGAGGAAAAGTGGACCCCCAAAGTCCGCTTGGCCTTTGAGCTTCCAGATCAAACTATCGAAGGAGAAGTGACCGAAAACGGCAAGACCACCAAGGTTACAAAGCCTATGGTCGTCAGCATGGAGTTGACCCGCAGCCTTGGCGAGCGTGCAACGCTACGCAAGCACCTGGAGACTTGGCGGGGTCAGGCATTCACAAGCAAAGAGCTTGCCGCATTCAACCTCAAGAACCTGCTTGGCAAAGCCGCTATGCTTACGCTGGTCCGCAAGACCAGCCAGCAAGGGCGCGAGTATTGCTCCATTCAAGGATTAGCCAAACTGCCAAAGTCGGTCAAGGCACCCACCACGACTGAGAACGATCAAGTGTTCTACGAGATCGAGGAAGGTAAGAGTGGTGCGTTTGCGAACATGCCAGAGTGGTTGCAGGGCAAAATCTGCGAGAGCAGGGAGTTGTCCGGTGCGGCCGGCGCACCGCAGGGTAAGGCTGCCCCTGTTGATAACAAGGACGTGGACGGCAACACGATGCCATTTTAATGGCACTCACAATTACATCAAAAGAACCTGTTCAATCCAGGTTGGTAAATAGCGAAGATGCAGGCCATTGGTATACAGAGGCTGGTTGTTCTGCTCATATCATGGTTGGCAAGAATGGAGTTGAGCGCAACACCACAGTTGCCGATGCGCGGAAGATGGGGTTGCTCCCATCGGTCACCAGCGTCCAGGGGATCTTGCATAAAGAGCAACTGGTATCTTGGCGCATTGAGCAGGCCATAATGTCTGCATTAACTCTTCCAAGAGAAGAGGGAGAGGATCTAGGCGAATATGCGAAAAGAGTTGTCAAGGATAGCAAGGAACAAACAACAAAAGCAGCAGAGCACGGGAGTCGCATGCACGAGTGCATGGAGAATATTCTCCTTGGAAGATCTGTTTCCACGGACGAAACTCTTGCTCCGTACATCAAGACATTCAAAAATTGGGCAGAAGAGAATGTCGAGAAAACCTACTGGTGCGAGAAAAGCCTTGTTGGTCCAGGTTATGCCGGACGCTGTGACGCATACGTCAGACTAAAGGGAATTGGAGATGCAATCATTGACCTAAAGAATCGCAAGATTAACAAGAAGTACAACGCTGAGCCTTGGTATCCAACTGATGCGCAACAATTGTGGGCCTATAGAAATGCGAGCGAGAATCCGCAGTGTGCCTGCGTCTCTGTGGTACTGGCATCAAATGATCCAGAATACATAAAGCATCATCAGTGGGACGAGGATGAATTGTACCAAGCCGGTATCGCTTTCTGCGCCATGCAGAAGGTTTGGGCGTGGGTTAAGGAGTATACACCGCCAGGGATGAAGCTGTAATGGAAAACCCTCCCACAATCGAAGAGATGGGTAACGCTGCCTCCGAGATTGTGTGGAGGGTGATGGGCAATGGGTCAGCCAAGTCTGCCTATGGTGAGTGGTTCTGGAAGGATAAACCGACCTATGATTACCACATAACCCGCTGCATCAAGCACGCTGTAACCGCACAGCAGCAGATCCACCTTAACCATCCAAACCCAGATGAGTCTGGAGAGAATGCGCTTGACCACTTGGAGCGTGCGGTGGTAAGAGCATTGTTTTCATGGATGCAATTAAAGAAAGGACTACCTAGATTATGAGATGGATTAAGAAAGAATTGGATGATGAAGGAAGGCCTGAGTGGGCGGTTTATATAGACAAAACCGGCGAGAGCAACGAATCGGAATGGTCGCACTTCGACACCTACAAGACGCGTGATGATGCGGTCCAAGCGTGCCAGCGTTTCACTTGGGAAGATTACGATTGCAGCGATAAATGAAGCTTGCGCTGGCTTGGATCTGCTACTGGATTGGTGACTTAATCAGCATCACCATTATGCGTTATGGATATGGTTATTCACTTTACAATAAGTTAATGCTTCTCAGCAGCGATCTGGACGATAAGGGAGTTATCTGGAAATGAAGAAAGCATTAGTCACGCAAGCATTCGGAGACAAGTGGCACAAGGTGCTGGAGCTAACCAAGCCGCGCATGGAATCCTACTGCCAGCGGCACAATATTGATCTTATTACTTTTGAGAAGCCGCTGGTCGAGCCGGTGCAATACAGCAAGCTGGCAATCGGAAACATCATAGCAACGAAAGGATACGAGCAGGTTACGTTTCTGGATTGTGACGTTCTGGTGACAGAAGATTGCGATGACATTGGTGCATTGCTTGAACCGGACTGTACTTTCATGGCATTGGATGAGGGGTCGTATTTAGACCGCAAGCCTGGGTTGCGCGGGTTGGCTGATGCCTTTGGATTCGTCCCAGGGTGGCAGCCTAGCTTTTACTACAACACCGGCGTGTTCGTCATTACGCCAAAGGCTGTTGGCGCATTGAGCCAGCCGCCCATTGGCCTATTCCCCAACCACTTTGCAGAGCAGACATGGATGAACCTGCAACTGCATCTGTGGTCAACGGCTACTTGCAGCATAGATCCGATCTATAACTGCATGACCAGCGCAGAGGAACACTTTGGCTTGGATCGCTACAAGGATGCGATGATTATTCATTACGCAGGGCAGTCAAATGACATGGTTCAACTATTGACCAGCATCCAGTATGATGATGCAAAACTGAAAGGACTTGGTCGATGACTCCAGTGCGAATCCAGCGGGAGGAAGGCAAGTGGCGCGTGACCACAATGGCCGGAAACCCGATTGGACCGCGCTTGTGGGGGGCTGTGCCTCCGAATGGGTTGCCATCCATCGAGGATTTGTTTGAGGATAAATCAAAGGCTCAAGATGCAGCAGACTTGTGGAACTGCTATGCCGCCTGGTGCCAAGACCGCAGCGGAAAGCGCAAGCGCAGATGATCTCAGCACAATTCACCAGAGGAGATGAAGATGACCGAATCAAACAACTCGCAGGAGAAGTCGCCATCCGCGCCATGCAAGACATCAAGCTTCTACAGCGCAGAGGTGTGCTGGATGGACTCAGGCTCACCAAGAACCAAATTGGTAAACTTTCGGATTGCAACTGCTATAGGGACGCTAAGGAGGTCAGGTCACTTGTCCGCGACATCAAGAATGGGACTGTATTATTCTGGTGCAAGGTTGCCGGAGTCAGGATTGACCAGGCCACGTTGAACAGGGTAATCAAAAGAGGTGTAGGGAATGTTAATTGAATATGCAAAATTTGCGCTTGACTGCATCGCGCAGATTGGAATCATGGTCGTGTTATGCGGAATCACGACAGCAATCATAGCGTTCCTGGGGGGCTTTCTATTCTGGCTCTTGGACCGCGCGAGAAAGGAAAAATCAACATGGATGGATTAGGTAAAATTCAAATCCTTGCCGAGCGCAAGGTGGAGATGGTTGAACTGGACATCGAGGTTGATGATAAGACAAGAGATACAGTTTGTCATGCAGCTTTGCGCGAGATAACAAGCGATGGCGATGCGTTGTTTAACTATGGGTTTAATCAGGCAATAAAGCGATTCATTCAAACTAAAGGAAAGAAATGCACCAAGAAAAGTTCAAACAAAAAACGCTCACGGCGGTAACGGTACCGAAAGTATTAACCTCCTCGCAGTGCGAGTTGGTGATTCACGATGCCAGCGCAATCGGGATGAAGCGTGCGCCAGTATTGGGTAAGGATGGTCGGAATGTAAGAAGCTGGAATCGTACTTGCGATTCGTGCTGGGTGCCAAAGTCTGACCTATTCAAATGGCTTTACAACTATGTGGCCGCCGTCACAGACGAAGTTAACAACGAGCATTATCAGTTCGATATTACCGACATGCAGCAGTTGCAGGTCTTGCGATACCGCCCAGGGCAATGGTTTCGTTGGCACTTTGATGCCATCGAGACTGAGGGTGACATCCGCAAGATGACGATGGTTATTAACCTATCAAAACCAAGCGATTATTATCTTGGAGGATTAAGGGTTGATGGAAACTGGCACAATGTGGAACACGCAGAAGATCAAGGAGCCGCAAGCTTCTTTCCGTCTTGGATGAAGCATTGCGCCCGTGCACCTATATTTGGAACGCGCTGGGTGCTGGTGGCTTGGATCACGGGACCGCAATGGCGATGAACGATTGGCTTATAGCCTGCATCTGGATCGTGGTATTTACCGCGATTGTAACATACTTCGAAAAATGACTCAGCTTAACCCAGAGCTTTGGATGATGACTCCGAAGGGCGAGGGGTTGGCGTTTTTGGTGACGGATTACGGGATGGATCATAACAAGATATTTACCATCATGCTTAACTCTGGTGAGATTCTTGATTTTGATATTAAAGATTGCCGCCGGTGCGAGAACCCTTCTTTTTGTATTGACGCTCCACAACAACCGAGGCCACACTATGCCCAAGCAAAATGAA